GTCTTTCAATGGTTGCGGGTACTGGTGTTCAGGTATACGCAGAAGATCGTATAGCTGAAATGATCCAACACAAATTCGATGTGTTATTTGATGAGGTCTTCTGGCCTCAATTTTTGTCTTGGGAAGAATTAACTCTAGATGGAACGCTTGGAATCGTTACTACTGATTTAACAAGCAAGATCAAAAGATTTGATGATATTAGAGTAGTATTTGCAGATAACTCCAATACTCCACTGACTAAGTTAGCTGGACTTACGACTAATCCATTTGAATTAAGCGGCACTAGTCCAGTTCATTATGAACCATTAGGAGTTGGTAGTACTTATAAGACTTCAAGAGTATTTCAGATCTGGCCTAAAGCATCTACTGGTAATGTAATTCTACAGTATCGAACTAAGCCAGATACATTCGTGAGTACTGATGAGATAGACTTCGATGATCAGGCATTAATACTCGGATCGGTATTCGATTATCTAGAAGATGACGGTACTAATCCAAATGCTAGTCAGAAGTTTCAATTAATGTTTGAAGCTAGAGTTAAACAATTGAAGAACTTGTTCAACGCTGCACCTATCAGTCTTGATCCTGTTACTTCATTGCCTAATAGCTTCACATTCACTGAACTACCGACATAATGATGCCTGTTCCTTGGGTAGATGCGATTGAGATAGCACTGTTGGTAGTAGTGATTGTGATGTTGACGAAGAAGTAAGTAATGGTTGATACATTCTTATTCCCTAAAGATAGAAAAATACAACGCTCTAATCACTTATTAGATGCGACTATTCGTGACTTCTCTGGTGGATGGAATGTTATCGACAATGACTTAAACCTTACAACCAAGTTCAGTAAGATACTAAGGAACATGCAGCGTAATGAAGATGGATCTAATGCTGTAAGACATGGAACAAAACTATTTGCTGATACTTCTGACCATCTAGACACTATTATCGCTTGTGAATACTTTTCAGCCAGCATCATCTGTGTTGGTAAGAATGGAAAACTAGTTAGAATAGATAGTAGTGGGAATGTATATGAGATCTGGTCATACGATTGGGCAAGTAGCCTTCCTGGCAGTCCAGATGGTTGGGCTACAGGACTAACATTTGCATCGTTTGCTGCATTTAGTGGCTCACTAATAGTAGCTAATGGAATTAATAAGCCTCTAATAATTGATTCAGGTATGGGTTGTCAGTATCTAAATGATCCCGCTACTGGCTCTAATGTTAATACACCAATAGCTAAATACTTACTTGCTCATGGACGTTATTTAGTTATGGCTGGTGATCCCGATGCAGCCGACAGAATTCATATATCATCTACAGATACATCTGGTGTTTGGGTTGGAGATGGTTCACCTAATGATTCAGTAGCACTTGATCTTGGTAGTCGAGTTCCAAGTGGAAGTTCAGTTATAAAAGGACTAGGTAGTTTCCGTGATAAGATATTAGTGTTCTTTGATGATTCTATATTACCTGGAACTCTTGGAACGTTTACTAGTACCGACCATACTCCTACATTTACGGATGCAATTGAGGGTCACGGAGCTATATCTCATAGAGTAGTACAAACTATTGGTGAGGATGTTTTATTTGCTGATCAAATTGGTGTTAGTAGTGTTAATCGTGCTTTGTTCACTGGCTCTGTAAGACCCGAGAGATTCTCTCAATTAGTTGATCCAGAAATACAAAGAGATATCAACAACTTAACTAGTACTGCGGCATTAGAAGATAGAACATTTAGTATATTCGATAGTCAAGCCAGAGACTATATGTTGATGATTCCTAATACTGATACAATAGATAACACTACTGAGACTAGAACGTTTGTATTCAAGAAGAATGAAACACTAAAGATTGAAGCATGGTATGAATTCAAGAATTGGAACTGGTCTGCTGCATGTAGGTCAGCACTAAAGAGGATATTCTTTACTGCTGGAACAGAGGTCTTCTTATACGGAACTGAACAAGATCCAATTAGAAAAGATCGTGAAGGTTCTGAGGAGATGTTTGATGACGATACCGTTTTCACTGACTATACTGGGTTTTCCCCTGTGGCAGTTACGGCTGATAGCGGAGTCCCTATCCCCTTTATTTGGGAACTTCCTTGGTCTGATGCTGGTCAGAGATTTCTAACTAAGTCTAGTCGTTATATTAACTTCGATACTCTTGGAGATAATAAGTTCACAGCTAATATGTTTACTGATAATATATATAAAGATAAGTCAGACTTTGGAGAAGATTGGGAAGAAGATGCTCTAAAGTTTGATGATAGTTTAGGATTTGATGTAGACGTTCTTGATCCAACTTTAGCAATGGTATTTGAAGGTGGAGATAGTCCTGGGTTTGGTGCTGATGAGTTTGGTGAGGACTATGGAGGTGGTAGACCTACTAGACTTGAACAGTTGTATGCATGGACAAGTCGTTATAAAATAATGAAACTTAGAATGTATGGTGATGCAACTAAAGCCCTTAAATTTGTTTCTGTTACTATGGCCTACTCAGTAGGTTCTCTAAGGAGATAAGAAATGGCAAGTGCAGTTGATACAACATTCCCTGCTGATAATGTAAAAGTCAGTAAGGCCACGATGAGGGCGCAATTACTCATCATACGTGACGAGATCTCTGCTTTACAACAACGAACAAGTGTTGCTGGAGCTAAAGCATTCTATGGCTTTTTGTCAGAGTCGGAAGTGCAATCGGCTGTTGTTAGATTCCACAATGTTGTGGCTCCTAGTGATTTGCCTAGAGATATCGCGTTCGAACGCGCAACACTTTAATAGGAGTTAATTATGGCTGACAAAATCGGCGTTCTCGGTGAAGCTAGTGTAAACACCGCTGCAACTACTACTGTTTATACAGTTCCTTCTGCAAAGGCAGCTAAAGTCAAGATCATGTGGTCTGGGACTTCTCATGGTTCAACTGGTTCTGGAGATCTAACTATTACTGTTAACGGCATAAATGTAGCATATGTTGAAAATATAACTGCTGCTCGTTATGTCCATTCTAATAGTACGTTAATGGTCAATCCAGAAACTGCTGCTGCTCCAACAGGGGCTACTGCATTACTAACTGTGGCTCCAGCACCTTTTGAATATTACTTATCTGTTGGTGATACTGTTACATACACAGTTGCAACACGAACAATGCAAGCACTGAATGTTCAGGTAGTTGGAACAGAAATCGACGTTTAAGCTGAAGGAGTAGCCTAATGGCTGTAACAACAAACTTCAGCTTCACGCTAACAGATTTTGATAAAATTCCTTGGCACACCGAGGAACATAACAATTGGCATGAAGTTGATGCTTTATTAGCACGTTATCTTGCTGTTAGTAATGTCCAAGGAGTTTGGCAGAACGCTTTAACCGTTGCTGTTGGTGAGAGATACATTGATTCCTCAGATGATACTATCTGGGAAGTTCTTGTAGCTCATACAACTTCTAGTACTTTAACATTCTCTGCTGAACGTACTGCTAAAACTACTTATTGGCAGTCAATTAGTGTTGATGCTTCATATGGTGGAGATTGGGCGGCTGGAGAAGATTACACTGTCAATCAGTTTGTTTCCGACTCTAGACGTTATGGAGTTGTTACTACAGTACATACATCGGTTACTTCATATAACCAAGGCGTAAGTGACGGCAATATTACTACATTAATAGATGCTTCCGACTTAATTAGTACTAGTCCTGTAGCTAGTACATTAAGTGTTGGGTCATCTGCCACTGTTACATTTAGTGCAGCTACTGGTGTTTTCACTTTTGGTATTCCTACTGGAGCAACTGGGGCAACAGGAGCAACTGGTGCTGCTGGAACAGATGCCGATGTAGGAATAATAATCGCTTTGGGATAGGATAAAGAAATGGCTAATACATTTAAAGTAGTAACAAGAGCGTCAGTAGATCATAGTAGTGCTGATACTATTTATACATGCCCTGGAAGTACTACTACTATTATGTTGTCGATGACTATTTGTAATAGACACAGTTCTGCTACAGATATTGATGTTATTTTAGTATCAGATACAGAAGGGGGTAATCCGAATACTAACGCCAATATTTATCTTTTGAAGGATACAGATATCCCCTCTTCC